TCTGTTGAAAAAAAAAGTTGTCGATTTTAAAGAAATAGTAACTCGAAAGAATGAAATAGATCCGGATTTCATGATCTTTGTTGAAGATGAAACAAAACGTCTTTTCGATGATTTTAAGTGGAAGGAAAATCTCAAGCATGTGCTTCCTCAAACATCCTATTACATGAACCATGCGCCCATAAAGGGGCTCCATGATGCATTTGTAACAAGAAATTCAGTTACACAGCTCTTTGATTTTATGGATTTTTGGGAAACTGATACTGTAACAGGGACGGTTACCGAGATTTTTAATAATTTTTTTGAAGAAGATTGCACCCATTTGTTGAAACTTGTTCCTGAAGGAGGAAAAGTTCGTGCAATTACTACAAATCATCCATGCTCAATTCTAATGAAAGAATTACAATGGAATGTTCATAGACATCTCAGAAATAAATCTGAGTTTGATTATATCGGTAAACAGGTCCGGAGCCATATAAATATGATCCACTATGATGAAGGAGATTATCTCCTTAGTGGTGATTATACTAATTCTACCGATTATATACCCAAAGAGTTCACAAAGAAAATTTATGATACAATTTTTAAAAAGATCAAAGAAAGACCTAATTTAAAAAAAATTGTTGATCACACCCTTACCACCGGTATTATTGAAACCGAGGATGGTGACAGATATAAGATTGAATCTGGTCAAATGATGGGTGGATTGTTAAGTTTTCCAGCTCTTTGTATAATGAACCATTGTATAAGTTCTTATACGGGCATAAGACAAGGAAAGAAAAAGATCAATGGGGACGATCTATTGGCATATGCATCAGTTGAGGAAAAAAAAAAGATGGAATGATGAAAGTCCAAGATTAGGAATGTTACCAAATGACTCGAAAAGTCATATTCATAGAATTTATGGAACATTCAACTCACAGTTGATAAAAAGAAGAAGAAATGGTCAATTAGTTAAGGTTGAACATTTTTCTGTGAGTAAAGTTAATAAATCTAGTTTGAAAGATTATTGTGGTGAGAATATGGGAGTAGATACAAACATGTCATTTTATCGGACATGGTTTGAACTACATTCTAGACAGGAATTGCTCACTGGAGATTCCTATACAAAACACAATAAATTAGGAAAATATTTGGAAAAAAAAGTTCCTTTTTTTTCAAAATATAATAGGATCTTTAGTAAGATTAGACAAAGTTGTTTTGCCACAATCGGTGGTATGAGCAAATATTATAAAAAAGAAGATCCACTAGATTTAATGTTGGTTGAAAATTGGACTAGGAGATACTGCGATGAAGATGATTTTCGGAAATATAATGGAGCAGTATTGAGTTTTTGGGATAGGTTCTTGATGAATGATGCAACAGTTAAGGATGAGTTACAAAACTGGATCAATTGTTACCTAAGGTGTAACCCTATTGTTTAGATAGAGTTTCGAAATTGTGGTCGTCTACATGATTTCTTGAAAGAAACCAAAAAAA